CCATGACAACCGTGCAGGGAGATAAAGGCGCACGCTCTTTGGGCGAAGTTCACCAGGGCGTTGAAGATGGCATACATGCTGACGACCGTATTTTTGTTGAAACAATTCTAAACACTGAAGTATTACCACGACTCGAGGCGCGAGGCTTTAAAGTTACCGGTGGAACATTTGCGTATCCGGAGTTAGGCGAAACAATTAAGTTAAAAGATCGGATTTCAATCGATACGGCATTGGATAAACTTGTCGAAATTGAAGCTGACTATTTTTATGAGACTTACGGAATTCCGAAACCTGAAGATGGTGGAGGAAAAAAGCAACCGCCTGTTCCTGTACCTCCAGCGACAGAACCAGCGGTCGATCCGGCAAAGAAAGGCAAGCAACCTCCAAAAGAAAAAGTAAAGCTTAACGACGATGGCGCAATAGAACTGCGCGATCAAAAAAACTTTTGGAAAGGGCTCGCTAGTTTTTTCGTTTCGGCCTCGGGGAGCGAGGCTTTGAAAATTGGAAATCACCTCACATCGATTAACCTGTCCGACACATCTGAATTCAATGACGATGATTTTTTAAAACGGTTTTATTCCGAACGGCCTGATTTCGACATACCGCTGTTTAATCATACTGCCGGTAAACTGATCAGCAGTTTCCGGAAAGGTTGGGCGAATGATCGCATTAAACTGGCCGATATCGGTTTCGATTATGGCTTTACCAGCGAAGTGGCGCAAACGGCCATGGAGCTTAATTTGTTCCATTTCAGCGCAGCCAAAACATTGGCCGAATGCCAGGACTTAAATTCAATCTTTCGTGAATCGAAAAGCTTTGAAGACTTCCTGAAGCTGGCACAGCCAAAGCACGACATTTTCAATAAAACGTGGGCTGAAACGGAATACACTACCGCAAATCTGGTAGCTGAGAGTACGGCCACGTATTACCGCCTGCTGGCTCAAACTGATATTTTTCCTTACTGGCAGTTCACCACCCAGAACGATGGAAAGGTACGCGAGTCGCACATATTGCTTCACGGGCTGATCCTTCCGGCTAACGATCCGGCATGGAAAAAGCTTTATCCGCCTATCGACTGGAACGATCGCTGTTATGTATTGGCTCGTACCCGGAGCGAAGCCGGGCAGATTGATATTAATGCTATGCAGCAATTAGCGCAGGATCATTTCGATTCCGCCGAATTTAAGAAAGCGGAGGCGCAAGGATGGGGAGTTAACCGCGCTGACCTGAAACAGGTTTTCACGAGCAACCAGATGTACATGAAAAAGTTTCCGGGAAAGGCTTCAAAAGGCCTGACGGATTTATTGGCTCCTGACTATGGTTTAAAGAGTATTTCAACGGAAATGAAAACAGCTTTAAACGCGGTTTCAAAATACGAAGGTGAAGCTCAAGCCTGGTGGAACGCTCAGGATAAGCAGGTAGGCGATTTAATACTTAAGGATTACAATAACCGGCACCTGGTGATGACTGCCGAAAGCTTTAAGGCGCATACAACCGGAAGTAAAGCGGCACAAGCGGCTTACCTCGACGCCTTGAAACAAACGTTGACTGAGCCTGCCGAAGTCTGGATAAACGGTAAGAAGTTGGACAATGTAGTCTTGATTAAATACTATACCGATGAAATTTTGGTGGTGGTTTGCCAAATCGAGAACGGAACGGTGAATAAGGTAAAAACATGGTTCCCGCTGAATTTAACCAAGTCCGAAATTAATCAGTACCGTTCCGGATTGCTAATTCAGAAACGATGAGATACAAAGATTTAGATTCATTCATTGCCTCGCTCGAACTGAAGATACGAATGATCGTTCCGAATGTCGTGGCCGAAACTGCTGTCGAGTTTTTTAAAGAGCGGTTTCAAACCAAAGAATGGGACGGAAATCCGTGGCCGCAAACCAAGCGGGTTGTGCGTAAAGGTTCGTTGTTGGTACGTAAATCTGAATTAGTCAACTCCATACGTCCGTCGCTGGTAGCTTTCAATAAAGTGCGAATCAGCGCAGGAAACGAAAATGTACCGTATGCTAAGGTTCACAACGAAGGCGGAACTCTTCACCCCAAAGTAACGCCAGCCATGCGACGGTGGGCATGGGCGCAGGCTTATAAAGCAGGAATGACATCGGCTAAATCGGCAACTGAAAAGGGATTGAATAAGTCAACTTTTAATCAGGGTAAAAGCGAAGAAATAAACTTTTACCGGAGGCTGGCCATGACTAAAAAAACACAGCTGGATATCGTAATACCTATGCGCAAATTTATGGGGCACAGTGACCGGCTGAACGAGAAAATTCACGGTCGTATTGTTGGAATCATTAACGAATAAATTAGAATATGAAAGACATTTATTTAAAAACCGTAGCCCGCTTAAAAACGGTTCCTGCACTCCGCTGGATTGACATGGAAGACGGGCAGCTCGAATTTTTTGAATTGAAACCTGCCGTTGCATTCCCCTGCGCATTGATCGATGTAGAGTATCCGAAATGTGAAGACATCGACGAGGACGGAACACTGCAAATGGTAAACGCCCGGATTACTATTCGCCTGGCATTTGAGCCCATTGGCCAAACTAACAGCGCAGCTCCAACAGCGATACAAACTAAAGCACTAAGCCGATACGACACGGTAAACGCCTGCTTTACGGCCTTACAAGGGTGGAGCGATGACGAAGTATCTGGCTTCAGCCGGAAAAGCCAAACAACCGAAAAACGGGATGACAACCTGAAGGTAATTCGCCAGGTATGGGAAACTGCGTTTGAGGAAGAGGCATGAACGATGTAGAGACGCACGATCGTACGTCTCTACCATGCAAAAAAAGGAACTTCTTTTTTAAGCTCGTGTACCATTGGCCGTGCTTTCATCAAATCATTAATCTGATCATTGTTCATTTGCAGTCTGTCAGTAATGGTTCGTTCGGCCAAATCAAATTCAAGGATCAACTGCCGGATTGTGTCGTCGTATTTCAGTCGTTTGAAGTAAGTGTGGAAATAATAGCGGAGGATGAGCTTTCGATCGCGTCGGAGGATAAGAGTGTTAGAACGGCCTCGCCCGGTTGGTTGGTTGTCGGATTCGTCACAAAAGTAGGGTAAATAAAGTGCCTGTTCTCCGCGCATCAATTTGGTTTTGAACAAAATTAAAAAAAACCGCTGCGAATTAACACAGCGGTTGTAAAAAGTTTGCAAAAACAGGTTAAATACGCCTGGAATATATAGCCTTTTTTTCATCGTTCTTGGTTTCAACTATTTCCAGTTCAGGTTCATCTTTCGGTTCATCTTCCTGTTCGTATGCAATAACTTCGAGCAGCCGAATAATTTCGTCGTTTTGCGACACGATTCTGTTTATTTTAAAGTACCAGGTTACCAATTCCCGTATAACAGCAATAACAATAAGAGTAACTACAACGGAGATTAAAATTATTTCCATGATGATTGGTTTTAGTGATTATTGTCAAATATATGAAATTATCTTCTCACCTGTTTGCAGCGTTCTTTGGCCACTGCCTGTTCGGCCAGGCGAATGATATTAATACCATTGTCGTTATCCTGGTTACGTTTGCCATTTAACACCGACGAAACGTAACCTCTCGAAATTCCCAACCGCCGTGCAATTCGTTTTTGTTCCTTTGTCATGGCATGGCATTTACTGAGGTTCCGCAATCGGGGCAATTGTCGCCACACATACGACGGTCGAACCAACGGCCACACTTGGCGCATTGGTGCCAAATTTCGTGATTAAAAAAATGAATAATCTTTTTCATATCTGTTTATTTATAATATGCTTCCCAGTTGGGTTGCAGCGATTTATCGTCTATGTAAAAATCTGCGTATACCTTTCGGCTTTTGCCTAACAGGTTAAAGGGGCTATCGGGTGTGTTTTCGTTTACCGCGTCGAATTCAAGTCCGTTGGCACGGCAAAACTCAATCGCTTCAGTGAGGTAGTTCCGCTCTGGCGAGTCTTCGCGGCAAGTCCAGAGAATGATTTTATACCCGTTTTCCTTAAACTTACGAACGGCCTCCATTGCTAAAAATAAGGGCTCGCCAATTTCAGGAAAGCGGTCGGCAACCAAAGTGCCGTCGAAGTCAATTGCAAGTATTTGTGACATACTTTATAAATTATTAGTGTTATTTCGAATTCTCCAAAATCTTAAACAACTTCTCTCTTTTCTAATGCAACCTGAAGCGCAGATAGAACCGGTTCAATCATCAGTTTAGCCCATTCGGGAGGAACTGCGTTGCCAATCAGTTTGGTTTGTTCTTTCTTGGTCAGCTTCAGTAGCGGATCAGTAAAATATCGTTCCGGGAACGTGGAGATAAGGCCCAACTCTTCAGGATCAAGAAATCGCATCCGGATATCAAAATCAAATTCGCCGCTTTCGATGGCCGAGATCAATGCTTGTTTGTTGGTGCCTGTTGTGATCGTGCCTAGAGGGCTGTCAATACTCTGGTTCTGGCTGCCTTGTTTACCCGAGCTGGAATAATAGGCCGTAATGAATTGAATCTTCTCTTTTGTGGTAATTGAATTCATTGGATCATCCATGCTCTGGTTATTCCCGTTTCCAAAATGATGCGATATAAACTGCTGTTTTTGCTCCGAAGTGATCGCGTTCAATGGCTCATCAATGCTTTGGTTGTTGGCTACTGGATTGCCATTGCTGTTGTACTGATGCGAGATGAAATGAGTCGAAACCAGATGTTTTGAATTTTCGGTGGTGATGGTATTGGCCGGACCGTCTAAACTATGCGCTGTATTGAACCGTCCGTAGTAATCGCCTAAAAATTGTTTTTCAACGGTTACCAGCTGTTTCGTCTGGCGGGTAAGTATTGGGTTAAGCGGTTCACTGGCTGAGTTATAGCTATTGGTGT